TTTCAATAACTTTCTCTTTTAAGTCTGCTGTTTCCATATATGGGGCATAAATACAGATATAAATAAAAAAGCGTGAAATTTGCGTGATTTGGCACTTTGTAACAAATACAGATATTAACTTTTTTGATTTGCAGGTTAATATAGTTGCAAAAGTAAACTATATACTTGAATTATTGGCAATAAAGTGCGTTTAAACGTTTAATACGTATTTAAAGGCTATCTAAAAAATTGAATAAGTTGTTTTCTGCACGCTCGCTGGCAAATAAAAACTCCCTTTGTATAAAAGCCTCCACAACCCATATTTTTATTATATCCTCGTTTTTGAGGATAAATGGGAGGTATTTTGCATTGTCTGAGTAGCACACAATGCCCTTATTTTTGATTTTTGGCTCTATGTGTAGGCGTTTTAAGAGCAAGCCTTCGTTTTGTGTGGCTATAAGGTGTATTTTGCCCGACCGAACCTCTATTCTCTCTTCTATAAGCCTGCAAATAACCCATGAACCACTTGCGATATACTCCTCCATGCTGCTGCCTTGTACCTTAAAGCAGGCATACAACCCTTTTGCTTGCAAAAATGGCATATAAAAATACTCTAACTCGCTGTTTTCTTCTGTAATATAGTTACCAGGATAGCTTGCCATAGCCGGCTCGGGGCTAATAAATACTTTTTTGCCCCTAAGACCCTTATTTCTAAGAACTTGCTCGATTTTTTCTCCTGAAAAGTTAATATCTGTATTTGTTATATTGGTTGATACTTGCAACGAGTTAAGTGATTTATTAAGTGATTTGTTAAGTGATTTGTTAAGTGTATTATTTTCGGGAATTGTACTATTCTTAGAGAGGTCTTTGTATATTATATCATTTATAGTTATACCGAAAAATTCGGCAACAATATCTAGTACCTGTACGCTTGGTTCTGCAACCCCGCTTTCGTAACTACCTACAACACTTCTTTTCTTCCCAATAAGCCTGCCAAACTCTTCTTGACTATAGCCTTTTGTTTCCCTTAAGTACTTGAAATTCAAAGATATAAAATTTTTCATAAAAATAATTGAAAATAATTGCCGAAATTTTTGGAATTACCGAAAAATTCGGTAATCTTTGTATCATAATAATATACAAACATACAAATATTATGGTACTTAGCAAGAAAAAATCAGAGCTTATTAAAAGCTACTTAATAGAAGGCGATATTAGAGAAATCGCTGGTGTTTTGGGGTACTCAAAAGTGTACGTTCGTAAAATTCTTGACGGCAAGCGTAGTTATACAAATGCCGCAGGCAGGGAAGTTACCCGTCTTGCTATTCGCAAAGCCCGACTCAACAAAAACTTTCGCACTCAAAAAGTCGCTTAGTTATGCAACGTATCGAAAACGACATATATATAAGTGTAAGCGACTGGGAACAGGCAGGCGTAACTTTCAATTCGTTAAAATCTTGTATTTCCCAGAGGGTTAAGTCGTTTGCAGACATTACAATTTTAGGCAAAGGGCGTGAAATGCTGTTTTTGTACTCAAGTTTGTCTATGAAGCACAAATCTCTATTTGCTGATGCTGTCAAGCGTTTTGAGCAAGAAGAGCAAGCTGTTAAGGCACAAATAGAGCAAAAAGATTTGGCGACCGCTATCAAGGAGGCGGTAAAAACTAACACAAGCGATATTCTGTATTTTCAAAATAAGGGCTTTATCGCTGAAAAGTTGTATAAGGCAACGATTTACGCCCGCCGTGCTGCTTGGCTTCGGTTTTTGGCAGAGATTAGGTCCCAAGAGATTAAAAAATACTTTGGCTGTAAGTCTAAAACGGCATTTTTGGAGGCAGCTTTACCGGTCATTCACGCTGAAAACTGCTTTGAGTGGCGAAGACCTAATTTGCAGTATCTTAAAATACTGCTTGTGAAATGGAATAAGCGAGGTTTGGATAGTTGCATAGATGCTCGCAACGGCAAGCAAAACGCTCTAAAGCTAACCGAATGCACTGAAAAAATATTGCTTTCGATAATGGCGAGCTTACATAAGCCTACTGCAATGCAGGTTTGGGAGTATTATAATGACTTTGTAGAAGGCAAAACGACTATTGTGAGTACCGAAACTGGCGAGGTGTTCGATCCTGTTTTTTATAAAAAACTAAGTTATGCAAGCGTACAGTCGCTACTCTCTAAGCCTATTTTTAGGGCAAGCTATGCTCAAATACACGGCTCGGACCTAACTTATAGAGCAAAGCACGGCAGGTATTTGGAACGAGAACGCCCTATCTACTTTGGCAGTATGCTTACATGCGATGACTGGGATTTGCCGGTTGATTTGCTGCCCTTCGAGGCTAAAAACGAGCGTGGTGTGATGAAAACCTACAATAAAATTAAGCTGTATTTGTTCTTTGATGCCGCTACAAGGCATTGCGTAGGGTATTCGTATAGCCATCTTAAAAACACAGAGTTGTTTCTTGCGGGGCTTAAAAACACACTAAAAAATACAGTATTTTCTGACAAAATGCCCTATGAACTGCAATCGGAATCGCATCTATTAAAGCAACTTGCATCGGGAGTGCTTCGGGAAGGAGAATTGTTTGCTGCGGTGAGCATTTTACCCAAAAATCCAATAGGTAAGCTCGCAGAAACGGATATTAGAACGCTTAAATACGGTGTATTGCAAAAAGACCAGCGTTTTGCAGAGTATTTTAAGGGTAGGCATTATGCACGGCGTGAGGCGTACAGGCTCGAAAAAGAGGATCAAAGTAAGACCAAAAAGCTAAGCATTAAAGATTTGCCTGCCTTTTTGGAGGCTCTGGTGGCAGCTTATAATGATGCTCACCCTGTAACAGTACCCTTGCACCCTAACTTGCTCTCGAAAAATCCCGAAAGGCTCGCTTATCATCTTTCTGAAACTGTCAAAACGACTTACAGAAATGGGCTTTTTGAGGCAGGCAAAAAGCGATGGGTCTTTTCTGAGATAGATAGCGTGCTTCCTAGACTCAAAAATGCTGATTTGGAAGTAAAGATTTGGGATAACACTGCGTACGTCTATCAGGATGGCGAATTTATCGCTAAAGCTGAAGAAGCCGAGCGGGTACAGGTCTCGAAATTAGAAAAAACACAAGAAGACATAGACAAGGCGGCGAAGTTCTACAAAAATCAATACAAATTAGATAAGGCTGTGTCTGATATAAAAGACAAAGCGGAGGCTATTGATATGAAGCAAGACTGGAAGCAATCGGCTTCTGTGTTGGCTGATGCAAATACAGAAAACAACGAAGAGGATAGTAATGCTAATTTCTACGATAAATTTTACAATGCAACCAAAAAAAAGACTGCTTGAATAAACCCTAAACAATAAAAGATATGAATACTGTACAAAAACAACAAATACAAGGGGCGATACTGGCTCTAAAAAACATCGGTAAGAGCCAAAACGCAATCGCTACCGAGGCGGGCGTAAGTTCTGCGAATATTAGCCAAATCTTGGCGGGCAACTGGGAACGCATCTCAGACGAGCTTTGGCGAAAGGTCTCGGCGAATTTGAGAGTACAGGTGTCGGGCTGGCAAACGGCAGAGATTACAAACTACAAGCGTGTGCAAGGAGTTTGCAGTTTTGCAAAAGCTCAAAGCACCGCAAAAATCATCGCTTTTGATGCGGGCTTTGGCAAAACTTACGCTCTTACTGCTTTTGCAGCAGCTACGGCGGGCGTGTACTACATGCAATGCGAGAGACACTATACCAAGAAGGTGTTTTTGCAAAAATTTGGACGTGTCTTGGGGCTTAATCTACAAGGCTCTGTAGCTGAAATGATAGACATGATTATTGACAAACTCAAAAGTGTTGAAAAGCCGCTAATTATCTGGGATGAGTACGATAAAGTTCTTGAAAAGAAAGGTGTTTTTGATTTATTCAAAACGTTTTACGATGCTACGCTCGACTATTGTGGTTTTGTACTTTGTGGCACGACTGCACTCGAGCAAGAGCTTAGAAAGTGTGTGCAGAAAAACAAAATTGGCTACGTAGAACTGCTTAGTAGATGTGGGCGTGAGTATGTGCATCTCTCTGCCCTTACCAAAAAAGACATCGCTGAGGTTTGCAAGGTAAATGGCATAGCTGATGTAAAAACAATAGAGGAGATTTGCATACAGCTTGGGCAGGGCGATTTGAGACAACTCAAAAGCCTGATTGAGCAAAAAAATACGCTTGCTGCAATGGCGACGACATAGGTTATCATTTTTTAATATAAATAAGTATCAACAATCTAACCCAAAAAAACATGTTCAAAGTTTTTAAAAAAACAGACAAAGACCCGGTAAACGTGAGCGAAACACTTGAAAAATTCTGGGCAAACAAAGAAGCAATTAAAGCTCTTGTTGATGAAAATGCAGAGCTGGAAAAGAAAATTATAGAACATTGCATTGATAAAAAACTTTTCGTTGGGCAGACGGCAACGATAGGGCTAAACAAAGTGAGCTTTACGTATCGCAAAAAGCTCGTGTTTCCGAAAAAATTTGACCTTGATAGTTTTAAAGAAAAATACCCGACGCTTTGTAGGGTCTCTGTAAACGAAGCGAAAGTAATACAAATGATGGAGGGAGCAGACGAAAGAACCGCCCTGTCCGATGAGTTTGATGTAGAGGTAGGCATTTATTACAGTATTAAGAAAGCTTAATATGAGTAGCGATTTGGTAAAAAAAGAAGGACTGCATTTCAAAAACACAAAACAAGGTAATATTTTTTGGCACTTCGGAAAGAGTGATTTTCTGTACTATCAAACGCTTCTCGTAGAGTATCTCGCTTTTGGTGAGGTTGCTGGCAGAAAAATACTCGAGCGGCAAGTGCTTAGAGAGATGTTCGTAAGGTGTTTTAATACCTTGGTTATTCCTGAAAAAATAAAGATAAAAACAAGCGAAGCGATTGCACTTGTTGGGTTTTTTAGGGATAAAGAGGAAGAAATGATGGTTTTTGAACTTACTAAACTCCTAGGAATTTGGGGGGTATAGAATTTCTTACCCGCCTCTTGGTGTAAGCTCAAGAGGCGGGTTTTAAAAACAGTTTTTACATTAAAAAGCTAAAAAAAATGAAACGAACAAACGAGCAAAATAAGCGGCTACACTGGCTTATAACAGCCACGAATAATATCGAGAATAAAGCTGATTTGGTAAGCATGTACACGGCTGGGCGTACACGCACAAGTGCTGAAATGAGCGAAGATGAAGCCGCTTTACTCATTGAGGCTCTCGAGGTACAAGCCAAAAGTCTTAATAAACAGCGAAAGCGTATATTTTCGCAAATTCGCAAAATAAGGCTGCTTCATCACGACGACAAACTTAGCGAAGGCGAAGTATTGCAATACATTAGAAGTATCGTTGGTTTGAAGGTAAAGAGTGTAGATAGGTTAAACGAGTACACAAAGCAAGAGTTAAATTTGATACTACTACGGCTTGATATGATTGCAAAGAAAACCCCTGAAAATTATCGCAAAAAACTAAAAAAATGGACATGAAAAATTCAAAATATACACTTAAAAAATGCTCTGAGATTTACGAAGAACTTCAAGAGCGATACGGAAGGCTGCTTTCGCCTTTTGTAAAAGTGTTTAACGAATTTAAAGAATTGTATAGCGGCTTGCACCTAAGTAGCTTTGAGGTAAATATTCTCTTTAAATCTTTTGCAGTAGATTATTTGCCTGTTCGGAGCGATTTCGAGCCTGCTCCGAGTCTCTCTGGGCAAGCTCGGAAGCCAAGAGACGAAGTAAATAACTACTCCGAAATCGTAAGAGTATTAGATATATCTGACAAAACAGCAAATAAGTATGCAGAAATTTGAAATCAATAGCCCAAAAACTAGCGTGTCTTTCACGCTGTCTTACGACAATACGAATAGGCTCTTAGCGATTATCTTCGAGCCTCACGAGCAGATAAGTCCCGATTTTTTTACATTTGTAGCTTGCAATATGTTTACAACAGTGCAAATGCTACAAACTGTAAAAAAGCAAGGTTATACAGTAAAAGAGTGTATAGAAAACATTGACTTTAATGCGTTTTGGGAAAAATACAATTATAAATTCGACCGCAAGCGAGCCGAGGATAAGTGGAAAAAGCTCAAAACCGAAGAGCAGGTAGCTGCTTACAAGTATATTGAAGTCTACCAAAACGAGTTACGCCGAAGCGGCGTAGCTCAGATGTACGCCAAAACTTATTTACAAAATCAAGTTTGGAAATGAGTAAAGAGCGAAATAATAGAATCCTTAAGAGAAACGAGCTTATTCGTGCAAAATTTAAAAAATTTGCAGATAAGCGTTGCTACAGGATAGGCTATATCTTAGAGCAAATCTCGCTTGAAACAGGCTTGCATACAGAGTACATACGCACGATTGTAAAAGAAGTAAATATTACAGAAAACAGAATCCGAAAGGAGAATATACAGGCAGATCTATCAGATGAGAAAAATACTTGAACTTTCGCAAAAATTCAAAAATATTGCTACTTCTATTAAAAAAGAGGTGGCGATAGAGGCTTTGAATCACTACAAAGACAAATTTGTAGCAGGTGGCGACAACTGGGAGTCGCAAAAATGGGTAGAGCCAAAGCGTAAAACCGAAGGACCGAAAAAATACAAGGTTGTAGATAAAAACGGGAAAGCTCTTAAAAAAAGAAGTGGCTACCTAAAGGGCTTTACACCCCGTGATGCTACAAGAGCTACGCTAGTAGGTAAAGGAGTTCTTTCTCGCAGTTTGAAATACAGAATAGAGGAAGCAAAGATAGTTTTTTATAGCAATGTGCCGTATGCAAAGCGACATAATAATGGCGAAAAGATGCCAAAACGCCAATTCTTAGGAATGGAGAAATCCTTAAGGGTGAAAATAGTAAAAGTAATAAAAGATAATTTAGATAAATTGTAACTTGCCAATATTTTGTATTTACAAAGCATTGCTGTATATTTGTAATGCCCTGCAAGGGGCTGCCCTGTCTAAGACGGCAGGGCAGTTTTATTTTAAGACTTCTTGCAGCCTGCTTTTCGCTTTTCCTAAGTCTTTCCGTGTAATCTCTGCGGTTTTTTCGCCTCTTATTATAATTATTTTCTGAAAGCTTTTTTTGCTTTCAAATGCTTTTTCTAAGCCAAAGAGCAGTTTTTCGATATTGTATTTTTTGGCTGAAAGAAAAACTACACATTCGTTTAACCCGCTCCGCTCTTTTGCCTTCTTGATGCTATTGTAAATTATTTTTTCTGCGTTTTTTGTGGTCGGTGTTTTTAGTTCTGATAGGCTTCCGTTTATTGTATAGCCTGCAAGCTCCTCTTTGTTCACTTCCACCGTGTAGCAATTTTTAGCAAGTACTTTCCCTGCTAAAAGATTTGCTTCAAGAGTTTTTGTGTTCGCTTTTTTGTTTACTACGAGGTATCCGCCAGTTTTTATATCGAAGTATTCTTTTTTGTATTGCTCGCTGTATGCCGCATATTTTTGCACGTTTTTGAGAGCTGTATCGTTAGTGTTGTCAAAATAAGTGTGTGCAAAATTGAACGCCTGTCCGCTTTCACCCGGGTTGTGCCCAAGTCCTTTCGGGATTGCGGGGAGGTTTTCTGGAAGCGTTTGTGTAATCTTTGCTTTGCTGTTTAGCTGCCTAACCGAGCATCTGCAGCGGTAATCGATGGGCGGGAAATAGCTATTCCAAAACTCGTCTTTTATAGGCTTTATAATACCGTTTAGACTTGCGTGGCTTTCCCTTGTGTTTTCGTCCAATACTGCCCTGTACTCTAAGTTTGGTGTTGTTTCAGCATCTTTTAGTATTTCTTGCCATTCCTGTGCTGCCTGCACGGCAAGAGCAAATTGAATTTTCTCTGTTTCGTTGTGCCTATTCATTTTTTCTAAAAGTGTTTTTGCTTCAGCTCTGCTCATTCCTTTGCTTTTTTCTATAAAAGTGCTCGCTTTCGCAAGAGCAAATTCGTAAGCATTTTGCTTGAATTTTGCAAAAAGCTCAGGGTATTCCTCTTTGTTTAAAAGGTCTTCAATAGGCGTTTGAAACTGGTTTAAATAGTAATTAAAAAGGCTATCATCTTGGTTTTCCCAAAATGTCCCGAAATCAAAATCAAAAACGAGATAGTTTAGCATTTTTTTTTTAACGAGAGCAGGTAGCTTTCGTAGTCGCTTTCGATATGATTGTGTGAGTGTTGCTGTGCAGAAGTTTCCCCTTCTTGTTTGCTTATTATTTTTTTTGCAGAAGCCTCTCTTTTTTCTTTAAAATACGAAAACTCAAAAATCGCTCCTTTTTTCACAAGCCCTTTTCTTTCAAGTAAAGGCAATACTTGATGGTTTATTGTTTCTTGCACGTGTCGCATATCAAACTCTACGTACCAATCCAAAATCCTCTCATGCACCTCGGCTGAACCCACAAAAGCTTTTGTGTCTGCTGTGCCTGTCTGACCAGCAATAATCTTACTGATTTGCTCGTCACAAAACTTTATCATTTCTAAGTAGATCTCGTGAGGGCTTGTTGTATTTTTTGTGTCGATTGCAGAAAGTTCTTCGTCGGTATCTAATATCACGTATGCAGCAGAGCCAAAATTGCTAAGAGCATTGTGTTTCTTTTTTAGTTCTACGGGGTCTGTAGTGGGCGTGCGAAGACTCAAAAAGGGCATACCAAATAACTCTGAATGCCTGCTCCAATCCGTAAGCGAGAATCTTTTATAGATTGCGTACTGTGCAGCAAAAGTTAGCTCCCCTAAGTCGTCGAAAGGGTTTTTGAAAACAAGTAAATCTTCAAAACAAGAGAACGGAACGCCTTGTTCATAGCCAATCACAAGCTCGTTTTTCTCAATACACAAGTATTCTGGCTTTACTACAAATACACCCTCTTGGTTTACTTCGCATGCAGATGCCCAAAACAGCAAGCTATCAAGAATTACATCTATTATTTTCTTGATAATTTTCTTTGTTTCGTTGTCTGCGTCTATCAAGAAAGGTTCTGCAAGTGTGCCGTTTTTTCTTGTACGCACCTGTGCTTTTATTTGCCCATCGTAGCGAATCTGCTCTATTAGCTCGTAGAGGTTTGTTTTTCTGTAGTAAGGATAAGACGTTGCTTCGTTTATTGCGTCTTTCCAGTCTTTTATGTGTTTTTCTGCATAAAAAACACGTGTTTTGTAAAAAGAATCTTTCTTTGCGATTGCTTTTTGTGCTGTAAGTTTTTTTATTTCATTAAGCAGTTTTTCGTCTTTGCCTTGCGAGAAAGCTCGCTGTATTTTTTGTAAAAAATTCATGGGCGTGGGGTTAGTTTCTTCTTCTTGGTTCGCTTCCTATTGTAAATTTGGCAGATGGCTCGCTCTCGCTTGCAATCAATGGCAGATTAGGGCTTAATGTGCCTTTTGCAACTGCTTTAAGCCAGTCTATTGCGTTATCGTAGCGTTTTATACGTAAGTCAGGAATCTGACTCGACGGGATTCTTGAGTGCAAATGATAGAGCAAAATATCTACTGCTTGCATTACAAGAAGTTGATTCCTGTCTTTGCCTTGCTTGTTCCAAATCTGCAAGACATCGAACCTAGAACGCAAGTAGCTTTCTATCTCTTCGAGTGTAGCAAGCTCTGCTTCGGCAAGTAAAGAAGCATCTTGCTCTATTACCTGCACAAGCACACTATTGCGTATTTGCTTTTTAAAATCTTGTTCTGTGAGCCAAATCATATGTTTACTATACTTAGTAAGATTTTAGTTGTCCCTGTATCGCCTTCAATCTTTTCTGCTGCTACTTTTTTGCCTGTAGTGTTTGCAAGCTCTACAAATCGTTTCATAAGCTTATCTAGCACGTCTTCGCTTGCTGTGTTTAGTAAAAAACATAGCTCTGGTTGCTCTGTGCTTTCGTTGTAATCAATTTTGAATTTAGTGCTTTGCATATTTTTTTTTGGTTTAGTTGCGGGATTATCGGTGTGCGTTTTTCTTAAATAAGCCAAAAAGCCATGGCTTGCTTTCTGTATCACCTCTTAGGTATCTCGAAAATTCTGCCTTAAATGCTTCGCACAAAAAATAATCGTTTGCATCTGAAGGGTGTCCGTATTTTTCGAAAGTAATGCCGTTTTTTTGTGTTTTTTCTTTGTACTTTGTACCATCTGCCGCCTCTTTGATAAAAGTGTAGTCTTTAATAGTTTCTTTGCAGTTTTCGTTAATGCAAATCTCTATTCCAAACAGTTTTTGCTCCAAAATGCTATTGATAAAATTTGCTCGCATTACAACAGCAGGGGCTTTTGGGGCTACGCGAAAGATAGGCTTGAAGTCTTTCAATTGGCTTTGTATAATCGTATAATCGTTGTACCCCTTTTGGTTGCGTGTGTCTTGGTGCTTGCCTGCGGGATCGCCATACACAAACAAGCCTGCTTCGTGCCCTTGGTAGATTCTTTTGAACTCCTTGCAAGCGGCGGCTGTATTGTTGCGGGGGCTTTCAAGGCATATTTCGCCAATTTGCATGCACTTCTTGCCTATTATCTGCCAGATGCAAAGCGTTATGTATGGGTTTACGTTAAAGTCGAAAGTAATATGCAAGGCTATAGACGCATCGTACACGCACTTGCCTACATGTAAGGCACGGTCGAAGCACTTGTAAAACTCTCCTCCACTTTTTGCAAAAGGATTTCCGAAGATGAGCATGCTGTGCAAATGTGCAGGCAAAATGGATTTTTGGCGATCAATAAAGCCTTTTGGCAAGTTTTTTAAGTTATGCAGAGCGGAGCTGATTACTACAAATTTATTTTCTGCTGTTTTCTGCTTAAAAAAGTCGCCTTCTTCGTATATACTTGATTGTATAAGCGTCTCGAAAGCGTCTAAGTTGAAAAAAGTGTTTAGAAAAGAGCTTTTAGAAGGACTTGAGAATATATAAAGCTTGTTTTTGTCCTCTGTGTTTACTTGTCGAAGCCTACCTAAAATCACCTCCGTGATGGCTTCAGGTTTTGTATCTTTTGTTTCGTCCAAGAGAGCCCAAGAAATTTCAATTCCGTCAATTGGCTTGTAGTTGTCTAAACTGTGATAGTGTACCACTGTCCCGTTACAAAAGCTAATAATGTTTTTGTAGCTATCGAAATTGTGCGTACTCGTGTCAAACTCTAAAGGAGGTTGCACACCTACTGTATAGTGTCCTTTTTTTGTGTACTCATTGTATTCGTGCCAGCCAAAATAATCCCTCCAAACCTCTCTTATTCTAAAAAGAGTGCTTCCAGAGAGCTGCGAATAAGTATTTGCTGCAATTAAACCCTTTTGGCGGGGGTTATTACTAATTAGCTCTCCAGATACCACCCCCATGCAGAAAGTTTTCCCAGCCCCTTGCCCTGCCAAAAACAAATTAATAGACTCTTTTGTGTCTAAAATGGCTCTTTGCGGAGCAGATAAATCCATTTTAGAAATATCTGCCACGGGTAAGGGGATTTGTAGTGTAACATCTTTGCCTTGTGCTTTATCCAGTGCATTAAAAAGATTTCGCAGAGAGTCTTGTTTCTTAGCCATTTTAAGCGTTGTTTTTTTATAAGGTATGTGATAGATTAGCGAGTGTATTATCGTTTAAATTAAACGAGTTTAAATACCTTTTCTGGGCTTCTTATCTTCTGTTACTGTACCATTCTGCAAAACTTCTAAAAAAACTTATGTAGAAATCTCTTTTTTCAGGCATTACTTCGTCGAGGTATTTGATAAGAGCAAGCCCTGTTTTTTCGATATCACTTAGTTCTGTGCTTTTTACTTGCGTTTTTTCTATAAGCGAGTAAAGTTTTGTAAGTTCATCCACATCTATTTTTTCTGCGTCTAATTTTGTTGTAAGCAAATCTAAGAGTTTTGTATAATGCCTAAACCGCTTATCTGCTATTTTTAGCAAATCGGATTTTAGTTCATCCCAGCCTCCTTTTTCTCTCCATTTAATAATTGTCTGCACGGACACACCTACTTTTTCAGCGATTTCTTTTTGATTGTAGGGCGAATACAGCCAATAGTCTTTTGCAATCGTTTTGGCTTGCTCTATCTCATCTTTTGTTTTTTCGTTTGCCATTGCCATTTTTTATTCAAAAATGAGCCAATAAATAGTTTTTTTCAAATATTTTTCGTTATCAGCTTTTTTCTTTCAAAGTTGCATTTCGGACTTTTTTGTTAAGCCTAAAAAACCTCGCCAAATTGCTTTCCAAAGCAAAAAAAAAGTATGGAAATAACATTATCAGATGAAGGGTTGAACAGATATGGAACACGGATTCTAACTGCAGGCATTAAGATTGATTCTTTTAAAAAGAACCCGGTGATGTTTTATAATCATGACAGAAGCAAGCTTCCGATCGGCAGATGGGAAAACATCAAAAAAGTCGAGGGGAAGCTGATTGCTACTGCAGATTTCGATGCTGGAGACGAATTTGCAAAAGAGGTAAAAAGAAAGTTGCAAGATGGGTATTTGAATAGTGCAAGTGTAGGGATATTAGTGCTTGCTACAAGCAACGACCCAGAAATCATGTTGCCAGGGCAGTCTTATGGCACGATTACCAAGTGCGAGCTTTTGGAAGTAAGTATCGTAGATGTGCCCGCCAACGGAAATGCAGTAAAACTGTATCAAAAAAACGCACAAGGAGAGCTTCTGGAGCTTTCTTTTAATGATTTAAAAAACTTTATAACAGAGGACAGTATGAATGTTACAGAAAAAACAGAAGCACTTGCAGGCGAGGTAAAGGCATTGCAAGAGGGTTTCAAGCAAGTAACTGCTACGCTTGCCGAAATCTCTAAAAAAATAGATAGCTTGCAAGCGTCTTTTACGCAAGCAGACGAACAAAAAAAGCTCATCCTCAAAGCAGAGGATATTATAGAGCTTATGGAAAAAAGGAAAACACAAAAAGATAAGTTGCTTGAAAAGCTCGCCGCTCACCCAGAGCGAAAATATACGGACTGGTGGTTCTTGGACAATAGTTTTTTGCAAGAGTTAAAAGCGAAGCATCCAGAAAAATACACAGAGCTAGAAAAAGGATAATCCTGTTTGAGCAGAGTTTAAAAAGAGTTATTGCTAATTTGTTAAAAATCTAACATTTAAAAAAATGGCTATCAAAAAAGAAATTTGGGCTAAGTATATCGTAGGAAACCTTTTCAAAGGTGCAGAATTTATGAATTTTTGCAAACGTGCAGACGAGTTTGTGCTGCAAGGGGCTGTAGTGCACATTCAGCAGGCGGGGGCTAAGCCGACTGTAATTAAGAATAGAAGCACGCTTCCTGCTTCAATTTTGAAGCGTACAGATACAGACATCGTATATTTGTTAGACGAGTACACCTCCGACCCTACACTTATAGCGAATGCAGAAAAGTACGAAGAAAGCCCCGAAAAGCTCGCATCTGTGCTTGATGAGCACGTGCAAGCAATTAGGGAAAGTATTGGAGACGACTTGATTTTTAATTGGCTTGCCGGCTTTGCTGCTTCTGGCGTAGGTTCTCCGTCTTCTGCAATCGCAGCGGCAACCGTAATTCGCACAACAGGTGGCAACGTTGCAGCACATATGCCCGCAGCAACCGGCAACAGAAAGCTATTTTTAAAAGAAGACTTGCAAGCTGCCAGGACGCTTATGAACAAGCGAAACATAAGCAAAGAGGATAGATACGTGCTTATGAGTTCTGATATGCTCGACCAGCTGATGCAAGACCCCGATCTCAAAAAGAGAGACGCTGCTTTAGAGTTGGATATGAAAAACGGTGTTATTGCTCGCCTGTACGGGTTTAATATCCTTGAGCGTAGCTATGTAGCCACTTACGACAATGCCACTACACCTGTAATTAAGGCTGTGGGAGCGGCTGGAGCGGCAACAGACAACGACGTTGTGCTATGCTGGCAAAAAAATGAAGTAGAGTTTGCTTTAGGGACAGTGAATGTTTTTGATGAAACAGATCGCCCTGAGTATTATGGCGATATTTACTCTGCTTTAGTGCGTGCAGGAGGCAGAAAAACAAGGAAAGGAGCTGAAGGTGTAATCGCAATCGTACAAGGCGTGTAATGGAAAAGAAAGCGAAAAATTTGGATTTGAGCCAGTATTGGCAACAAAGACCAGAAGCGAAAGTGCTTTATCAGGTAGATAAGATGTTTTTCTTTGAGCTGCATTATGCAGAAAATTACTCAAAATCGATTGGGGAGGCGGTAGTTACACACGTAAAAAAAGAGCAATTAAAGAAAGATGAAGAAGCAAGCGAGTAGTATAGAAGGTTTTGATATTAAGCCCTACTGGGCAGCGTACAACACGCTTAGTGTGCTGTACGTGGTAGTAGCACAAAACGCTTGTGTAGTGTTCTGTGATAAACAAAGTGCTGAAACTCACAAAAAAGAGCTCGAGAAAAGAGGGCTTGTATGCGAAGTTAAAACTGTAGAAAAAGGCTAAAAATGAGAACTCTTGAAGAATTGCGTGCTGTTTTGCAAAAAAACAACTTTGTTTTTTTTGAAAAAGGAGATTACAATCTCAATCTAATCGCTGTGCGTGAAAACGATGTTTTTGAAAACACATTTTCTGATAGCTTGTATATTATCTACAAGCAAAACGGTAAGTGGCATTCCCCTCGATTCCCTTTTACAACCTTGGCTGGAACATTAGGTTTTGGAGGAGAGAAGTCTCCGCTTACTGCTACACAAACAGGAACAGGTGTAGATGGAACTGCGGTAGTCTTGGAAGGGCAATACCGAAGAGGCTTAAAGTATATTAACAATGGATGGAGATACCCTTTTGTAGAGTACTTGGCACAAAATACCCCCTTCAATTATCTAAGAGATAATGACAAGGATGGGTTAATCAGCAGAACAACTGCGATTAAACAGACAGGGAATTTTAGCACACATTGGCACGCTATGTCTCCTATGGGAGTTCCAAGTAAGTTTGTAAACTATACACATTCTGCTTGGTCTCAGGGCTGTATGGGGAGCGATGCTCCTACTTTCTTTGGTGGAATTATGCCGATTGTTAGGCAAGCAGTAAAGATTTGGGGTGTATTTTTTACGCCCACTATTTTACACGCAAATGATTTTAAATAATGGAGATAGTCGTACTAGAGAAGATTGTTACTGTGCTTTCGGCGGGGCTTTTGGCTTGGGGTGTGATACGGGAACGCATACTCAAAGCTGAAATAAAAATAGAAGCACTGCAAAAAGAAATAGACATGCAGGCTACTCAGCTTGAGCAGCATAAAGAAAAAATTTGGGAACAGTTAGATAAAATCTTTTCAATCTTAGAAGAGGTAAAACTAAAACTCGAGAGGAATAGCGTAAGATGAATTTTGATTGGAAAAATATATGGAGAAGCCCGATTTATACACTCTTAGGGGTAATTCTTGGGGCTTTGGGGTTTTGGCAACTACTAGAGGTTGTAAAAACCGAAAAAGCAGAGTTTGCGGAAGTTGGGGCGGCGGTCTTACTTATTTTGTCGTCTGTATTAGGGGCTCTGCTCGGGGGAGACAAGGGTACGCCGAAGACCTAAATACTCAGCAAGGCAAATCAAAGACCTATCAAGAACATCAAAATTTTGTAAAAGATGCTTAGTTTTTTATCAAAAAATGTCGTATTAGTGCTTGTAGGAAGTCTTTTGGGGTTTTCTGCTGGGTATATTACCAAAGACAAGATTTTTTCCACAAGGTGTCCTGATTTGCGATGCCCCGAATGCCCTCCTTCAAATATAACAAATCTCATAATTAACAATGAGAAAATAAAAACCAAGGGAGGGGGCAATATAGACTTATCGAGCATTCTGAGTGGAAATACGATTGTGCAAAAAACAGACAGCACTACTAAAACAGATAGTTCAACAAGAAAAAAAGGCTTTTTGAGGAGAATTTTTAAAAAATAAAATGAAGCAACTCTACAAAGATATTGCCTACACGCTAAAAAGTAATCTTGGCTGTTTCGTGGATATTTGGAATGGGCAGACAAGCAGACAAAACGAGCAGCACCCGCTTTTTTTGCCAGCCGTATTCGTGGAATTTAAGACTGCGACGGTGTTGAAAAGCAAAAACGGCGTACAGCAACTTAGGGTAGAAATAACAATGCACGTTGTGCAGGAGATTTACGCAGACAGCTTCGAGGGGGCTGAAACGCAAGAAAAAGCATTAGAAGTGCTCGACTTCTTAGAGCAAGTTTATGTGTGTATGCAAGACCTGCAAGGGATAGACTATAGCCCCTTGGAGCGAAAAACAACAAGATTTGACAGTAATTACACAAACATGATTGCCTTTGAATTAGATTTTATTACCGTACTGCAAGACAGTAGTAAGCAAAATGCAGACGAAAGATTGCTTGTAGAGCCAATTTTAGAGCCACAAAGAACATACTAACGATACCTATATGCCAAGACCACAAATAGAAATTACAAACATTGCAGGAACGCTTGGAGGCACATTGCCAACCGAGGATGGAGTATGCTTGCTTGTACACAATGCCCCGGCGGCTTATTCGTACACAGAAAGCGTATTTACTGCTTTGTCGCAAGTAGAAGCCGCCGGGATTAGCGAAGCAAATGACGCTAGTAATGCTTTCTTGTTGTATGAGCATATAAAAGACTTTTTTACTATGCAGCCCTTTGGCGAGTTGCATTTGTTAAGAATAGCTAATACAGCGACCGCAACAGATTTATTTACGATTGGCAATGCAGCCAATACGCTTTTGCAAAACTATCTTGCAAGTAAAGCGGGAAGGATAAAAATCGTAGGCGTAAGCGTTGTGCCTGCTGTAGAATCTTATACAACGTCTATTAGTCCCGATGTGCAAGCTGCTATTCCTCTTGCAAACCTTTTTAGTTTAGCAGAGTACACTCGTTTACGCCCAATAGAGATTGTTTTTGAGGGCAGAAAGTTCTCTGGAACAGCATCTGCCGCTGTAGATCTTCGTATGCTTGCGAGCGGAAACGTAAGCGTAGTGGTCGCAAGAGCACAAAACAGGGCTACTGAAATTGGCTCGCTTGCGGCTAATTACGCACAAATTGGGCTTATTTTGGGTAGTATTGCAAGTGTGCATGTGGGTAGAAACATTGGCAGGGTGCTAAACGGGGCATTACCAGGTGTTACTGTTGCATCGTTTTCGGGAGGGCAAATCCCTTACCAAAACTTTTCGGACGAGGATTTGAATATAATCTCCAATAAGGGTTATATTTTTATGGATACCTATCCTGGTGTGCCCGGCTGGTACTGGGTGGATGACCACACCTGCTCTCTGCCAAATCGCACAGATGCGTATATTTACCTTAATCGCACAGCTCACAAAGCTGCAAGAATTGCCTTGCAGACGTATGTGCTTAGGCTTAAAGACGAGTTTAGAGTAGATAAAACGACAGGCAGGCTGCCTGCGATTACGGTACAGACGCTCCAAAACGAGTTGCAAAAAGCAATAGAAAGAGAGATGCTTACGAACCCAGACCCGTCTCGCCCAGCCGAGATTTCTGGAGCAACGGTAAGGATAGACCCTAATCAAAACGTACTTGCGAGTGGCAAAATAGTAGCTCGTTTGCGGATTGTGCCACTCGGTATTGCAAGAATAATAGAAACGCAAGTAGAACTTATTAACCCTGCTAACTAAGCTAACTAAAAAAATATGGCAAGAGAGTATTCGGGTAAAGATTGTAAAATCGCCCTTCTCGGCAGAGAAATCGCAGCAATTGGCATAAAATACAGTGCCAAGCAAGAAAAGAAAAATATGTTTGTGCTTGGCAGGGCTACGCCTTACGCCGAGGTAGTAGGTAGGAAAGAGTTTGAAGGGGAGCTTACTTTGCCGCAAAGTGAATTTGAGGCAATTGTTCGTTCTTTGCCAAGCGGGCAAGATCTTTTAGATATAGCCCCTTTCGACATCGTAATTGTCTATTTAGACGAAGTTACAAGACTGATTGTAACAGATATTTTGGAGGAATGCACTTTTACGGAGTATTCTAAAGAGATGAAAAACGAAGACGACATGATGGAGATTACTCTTCCGCTCCGAATCGGAAACATTGTATTGAATCTTAGAAACGACTAACAAAATGGGAAACAGCCAAAACACTCCCAGTGCAGAGCAAATAGCACAATGGGAGGCAAAATACGGAAAAATCAAGAAAGTAGTTGTAAATAACAACGAAGGCGAAGACAAAGAGGAACTTGTTTTTTATTTTAAAAAAATAGACCTCAAAACGCTTAGGCTTGCTCAAAACGCAATTAGCGTAGATAAAGATCCGATTAAATATGCTGAAATTGTGCTAAGAAACAGCATCTTGAACAACTCGGAATACTTGGAAGACAGCGAGGTTTTTTTAAGCCTGTTGCCAATCGTGGACAAATTGCTCACAAGTAAAATTGCTGTGCTTGAAAAAAACTAAATGCTGCAAAAATAACTGAAAAAACGTTCTTTTTGCGGAAAATAGAAGCACAACTCTCGTTTTATTACGGCTGGACGCTGCGTGAGGTAAAGGCTCTTTCTGAAGCTGAAATTTGCGAGGCTTGGCAAAATTTAATCTGGGTAAGAGAGCAAGAAGCAAAGAAGCAAAAACAAGAAAATGGTAGAAAGTTTTGAGATAAGATTTGGAGAGACTTTTAAGAGTTTAGAAAGAGTTTCTACGCTCTTAAAAACTGTTGGCGACTTTTTTTTGTCATCTCAAAATCGTGCAAATAGTTTTTTTGCACGATTGCAAGCTCCTGTAAATTTTGACTCGATGGGGCAGGTAGCCATAAAACTAAACAGCTTTGCAGAAAACATGCAACGCTCTGCCGATGCCCTTACTGGCTTTTTGCAACCTGGTGTAAATTTCGAAAAGAAGCTTGCTGAGCTTTCGGCGGGCACAGGCGTAACAGGGAAAGCCTTAGACGATATGGGAAAGCAAGCAAGAGAGCTTGCTATCGAGATGGGGCTTTCGGCAGAGCAGATTACAGATGTGTATCTTCAAAACTTATCAAAGTTGTCGCCAGAGCTTGCAAGGACAACTGAAGGACAAAAAGCCCTTGCGGATATGGCAAAAACCACGGCGATGCTCTCTAAAGGAATGGGTGGCGATGTGGCTGGGGCTACAGATGCCCTTACCACAATGATGAACGCGTATAATATTGATATGACAAAGCCTGAGCAAGCAGCAAAACAAATGGCTGATATTGCTGACATGCTAACCGTAAGTTTTAAGGAAGGATCGGTAGATGTTGAACCACTTGCCGCCTCGATGAAGGCACTCGGAGCAAGCGGCTACAGTGCGAATGTAAGTCTTTCTGAAACGCTTGCTACTTTGCAGGTGCTAGGGCAAAAGGGGGCAAAAGTAGGAGCAGAAGGCGGTGTTGCTCTTAGAAATGCTCTTTCTCAACTTGGGCAAGGAGAGCTAATGCCCCAAAAAACCTTGCAGCTATTAAAAGCGGCGGGTGTAGATATTTCTACTCTTACAGACAAAACAAAGACTTTTGCAGAAAGAATGGAGGCTTTGAAGCCGATTGCAAAAAACGACGCAATTTTGGGGGAGTTTTTTGGTAAAGAAAACCTTGTGGGCGGGCAAGCAATTTTAATGAATCTTGCTCAAATTGAAGAGCAAATGAAGAAAACGCAAAACGCTACAGGGGCGAATGCAGCATATGCAGGCGTGGTTATGAATACTACGCAGGGCGTGCTGGATAGAATGAAATCGGCTTTTACAGACTTAGGGATTTCGGCTTTTGAGAGTCTAAAGCCTTACACGCCAATGATTGCCCTTACAAGCCAGCTTGCTACGGGGGTAAGTGCTGTATTGCCACTTTTTTCTACAATGAAAACGCTTTTAATGGCTGGAACAGGGGCTTTGTTTCGCTATGGATTAGGGCTTAATTTTACGAGCGGGGCACTTGTATTTCAAAAAAACAGTCTTTTTGGTGCTATGCTTGGGCTTGCTAGGTGGGCAGGCACAATGGTAGTAAGTGGTGTAGCGGCATTAGGCTCGTTTCTCGTAAGCCTTGGGGCTGCTACAGCGGGTACTTGGCTTTTTAATATAGCCCTTTCAGCAAACCCGATTGGCGTTGTGGTAATTGGTGTAGGGGTGCTTATAGGGGTGCTTTGGGGGCTTATGGAAACCTTCGGAGGTTTTGGGAACATGATGCAATCTTTGTGGAATTTTATAAAAAAGTTCAATCCTTTTAGTCTCCTTGCACAAGCGATAGACTACGTATTTGGCACAAGCTTAATGAGTAGCATAAATACCTTTTTTTCTTGGGTAGAAGAAAAGATAATGTGGCTTTGGGATAAAATAAAAGGACTTGGAGAGGTGCTTGGGCTTACTGTTGCCGAGGTCGATGCAAAGGCAAAAGGCGTTACGAAAGGGGTTGCAGAGTTTTTTCCAAGTACAGAAAAAGGTGTTACTGATGTTTTTGGTGTGGGCTCAGAAATGAGCAAGCTACCCGAATTTGGGGCAGCAAAAGGCAAGGCGAGCACCCAAAAGGGGCTTGATGGTGTATCTGGAGGGGGCTCGAAGGCTACAAATATTACAATTAACTTGCAAAAGTTGCAAGATAAAATAGAAGTACACACAATGAGCGTAAAAGAAGGGGTGGCAGACATCGAAAAGCAGATGATAGAGTTACTTTTGCGTGTGCTGAATAGTACAAATCAATATCAAGCCTAAAGTATTTAGTAAAAAAATGGGAAAGGAAAGCGGTTTTTTAGGAGTTTCTTTTGATTTAAACGAACTTTTTGGCAGAGTTTGGAGCGGACTTCCTTTCCCAGAACTTCTTGCAAGAAACTCTGGAGGTGTGAAAGGTTTTTTTCTTGGTACAGAGCAAGAAGGGGTAAGTTTTGCGAGCGGCAGCACTGGAAGACCTGTGCAGGCTGAGCTTACACTTGGGCTTAATGGAGAAGAGCTTCGCTTTGCAGTGCCGCCTATTTGTACCATACAAAACTCGCTGAATGTAGTAGAAACCGTGGTGGCTGGGCTAAACGGCTCTATTAAAGAAATTGTAAGCGTAAACGACTATAATGTAAACATTAAAGGTTTTTTGGTAGAAAGCACATTTGGTAATGTGGAGCAAAATGGCTACAAATACAGGCTGAATAGTAAGGAGTTTCCTGAAAAAGAGCTTCGGCAAATTCGCAGATTTTTTGAAGCAAAAAAACCGGTAGAGGTAATAGAAAGTAGGCTGCTTTCTTATTTTAATATTAAAAAGATGCTTTTTAAGAGCATTAGTTTTCCAGAACTTGAGGGCTATGTGTCGGTAATTCCTTTTGAAATAGAGGCTGTGAGCGATACAGAATACACTTTAATTATAGAATAATGTCTTTGCTTCTTACGTGCATGCTCGAAATTGATACACTTAAATTTCGCTATGCAGAAAACATAGAAATAGAAAGTACTTGGCAAGAACTTGGGGATAAATGCACTATTTCTTTGCCAAATAAGGCTGTTTTGAAGAAAAACGACACGGATACTGAAGAGTTGAATCTTGAGAAAACGTTTAAAACAGGCATGGCAGTAAAAGTGCATCTGGGTTATGATAATAACAATACTCTGCTTTTTGAGGGATATATTTCTCAGATAAAGCCTAATTTGCCACTTGAAATTGTTTGCGAAGATGAGATTTATAAGCTAAAAAGAAGTAAAAAAATAAATAAAGCCTTTACGGGTACACTCAGAGGACTTTTGAGCATGTATTTTGAGCAGATAGAGATAGATAGCAACTTGCCAGACGTGAAGCTTACGAATTTTATACTAAAAGAAGCTACACAAGCTGAAATTTTGAAGCAGCTTAAAGATACCTACGGGCTTTGTGCATATTTTAGAGGCAAAAAACTGTATGTTGGGTTGCAGTATTTTGAAGTAAAAGGAAGGCATAAATTTGATTTTCAGAAAAATGTAGTGTCTTCCAATTTGGAGTACAAAAAAGAAGACGATATACGTCTAAAGGCGAAAGCAATTAGCTTTCTTTCTAATAATACAAAAATAGAAGCAGAGGTTGGGGACAGCGATGGAGAGCAAAAAACTTTTTACTTCTATGGAGAAAACGACAAAAACAAGCTGAAGATACTTGCAGAAAATGAGCTAAAAAAACTTAAATTCGAGGGGTATAGAGGCAGTTTTGAGGCTTTTGGTGTACCTGTTGTGGCACATGGCGAAACGGTGCTACTTTTTGACAAAAGGTATGCAGAGCGGAATGGGCAAGGATACCTGGTAGATAAAGTAAAAACAAGCTGGGGAGCTAGCGGGTACAGGCAGATAATCGAAATAGCAAGAAAAGTATGAATGTTTTTGATGTAGCATTTGCAAATGATTTGCAGTTTAAAAATGGCGATTTTGAGCAGAAAGAAAGTACTGCACAGCACATCGAGCATATTTTGATTGCAGCAAAAGGAGAATACAAATACGCTCCTTTTACTGGGGCAAATATACGCATTGCTTTGAGCGATGAAGGGGCGTTTTTGGCACTTCAGGGGAATATACAAGAGGCTTTGGAGCAAGATGGGCTTGAGGTAACAGAGCTTAAACTTGCTTCAAAAATAAATATACAGGCACGCTACAAGCAACTATGATAGAGCGATTAAGAGAAGAAATGAGAAGATTTGCTACACAAAATGTGTTTCAAATTGGCATTGTGAAAAGTGTAAGCAAAGAAAATTCGGTTTGTAGCGTTGCTTTGCTCGAAAACGAAGAAATTTTGCTTGAAAGTGTCCGTTTGCAAGCGATAGATAGCGAGCAAAACAATGGCGTGCTGTTTTTCCCAAAAATTGAAAGCAGTGTAATTGTTGGCAAAATTGACTATTCTGATAGCTATTTTGTAGCGATGTTCTCAGAAGTAGAAGAAATAAGCTGGAAGCTCGAAGGTGTGGAAAGGCTCAAGATTACTGCCAGCGAAATTATTTTCAATGAAGGGAGCAAAGGGCCTATGGTAGAGATAGAGAAGCTTAAAAGTCGTTTAAATGTTATAGAGCAGGCGTTTAATCAGCTTTTAAATAATTACAAATTACATGCACATACGCACCCACAAGGACCGACAACGGGTTTTGTAGTGCCAAGCGTGCAGGCGGATATTACGGAAACAACGATAAGTGATTTAGAAAATACAGCCATAAAGCAATGAATTACACAGCCCTATACCGACAATCTTTATTGGACATCGCTTTACAGGAGCTTGGCGAGGCAAGTGCTGTTGTGGAGCTTGCAATGCTTAATAGTATCGAGATTACGGCTGATATAGAGGCAGGGCAGGTGATTGTATTGCCAAATAATGCCAATAAGCCCGAGGTTGTGCGGTACTACAAAGACAGAAAAATTACGCTTACGACTGATATTTCGAGACCGAACAAATCGCAAGTTATTGTATTTGCTCCAATTGGAAGCGTAGAAATTGGCGATGTTGTTACGCTTAATGCAACGGCTACAAGCGGGCTTCCCGTCTTATTTGTAAGCACCAATCCTGCGGTAGCAAGTGTGGTAAATAATACCCTTACGGTGCTTTCTGGAGGTGTGGCTACTATTATTGCAAGTCAAGCGGGAGATAATATTTACTACCCTGTTTCAGTAAGCCAGAACTTGATAGTTCCTAAACTTCAACAGACAATTGAATGGAGTGATCTTGATTTAGATGTAGAGCTTTCGGAGAGTCCATTGTTGCTTGTGGCAACAGCAACAAGTGGGTTGCCTGTAAGTTTTTTAAGCTCAAATAGTGATGTTGCAAGCATTTCTGGTAACCAACTTACATTACATAAAGTTGGTACTGTAACAATTACAGCTTTGCAGCCTGGTAATGAACAGTGGAATGAAGCTTCTGCTTCTGTTATGATTACTATTAGTGAATTACAAGCACCACCTATCCAAATATCTAGTTTAATGATTTTTGATTTAGTTTATGAAGCGGAAGGGGTCTATCCAACATTTTCTTGGACAAACAATGATGCTTATGATGAAATACGTTTGTATGTAAGAATTAGAGAGTTTTATAACGAATATCCTGATTATACAACAATATTACAGCAATCTTTTTCTTCAGAACCTATTGTACTTAATGGGAACGAGTCTCAATATACGATTACGCAAGATTTTTATACAGCGAGTTCTTCTATTTACAACCCGGCACATGATAGTTATAACGAATACATGTTATACATTTTTGTAGTTGGAGTAAAAAATGGCATAGAAGCTGAAAATGGTGAGATGAATACTAATTATATGGCTATCACAGCGGCGGAAATCAGATTAGTTTTTAATTTTTAAAGTTAATGAGAACTATAGGGCAAATAGAGCAAGAAATCCTGCAAGCTAAGAACCAAGAGGCAGAGCTTGCAGGGCTTAATAGTGTATCCCAGACAGCTATTTGGCGGCTTTGGGTAAAGATAACTGCATTTATGCACAATGTATTAGAAAAGCTATTTGATAAGTTTTCTGTAGAAATATTTGGGCTTATCGCTCAAAATCGACCTGGTACGCTTGCTTGGTACGTACAGAAAGCTCGCAGCTTTCAAAACGGCGATACGCTCAATTCGCTTGGAGAATACGATGTAATAGATGCAAACAAACAGATTATTACAAGATGCTCTGTAAGAGAAATCACGGGGGGTGTTTCTATAAAAATAGCTAAATCAGAGCCGCCTGTACAGCTAAGTGCAGTCGAGCTTCAGAACTTTGCCGCTTACATCAGCAAAGTAAAATTTGCTGGCGTGGGGGTTAATATAGTTAATTTGCCTGCCGATACAGTGCTTGTAAATATAGAGATATTTTACTCGCAAATTGGCGAAGAGGAGGCTAAAAACGCTGTAAAAGAAGCCATCAATAACTATATAAAATCAATCTCATTTGATGGCGATTTCGTAGTAAATGATATGATTGTAGCGTGCAGGCAGCCACAAGGCGTAATAGACGTGCTTGTAGCTAATGTAGAGATTTCTGGCGATACGGTTGTAGGCAGGTACACTGCTATAAGCGGATATTACAGCTTTGATGCAGAAGATGTGTTAAATAACTACGTGATGACAGCCTTATGATTTATAGTTTTAATGTAAAAAAACTCTTAGAGCAATACACGCCAATTTCGCTTCGTAAGCCTCGTCATTTGGCTTGGCTGCACTCGCTTTTTACGCCGTTTTCAACTCTTTTGGAGTCGTTTTTGGTTTTTGTAAGCAAGGCGAGAAGCGAAGTTTTGCAGACTGGGCAAGTAGGTAGGCTGGAGACGCTTTTGAACGATTTGTACGATGCACAAGAGCGAAGAATATTCTTACAAGACACGTCTAATGCTTATTTTGTGCTTAGCAACAGCAATGCAACGATTTTTAGCAATATACAAAGTATTAGCATCGCCGACGAGGTAGATTATAACTTTACAGTAGATTTTGTTGTAAAGCTGTTTGGTGGGGCAACAAGCAATGTTTTCGTGCTTAGCAACAGCAATGCAACGATTTTTAGCAATATACAAAGCACCAGCATTGTGAATCAAAACAATACGCCAATTTTTGAGCAAATTCAGAACACAGTAAATAAGTATAAAATTGCAGGAAAATCATTTCAAATAGAAAATTTATAGCATTATGAAGCAAATAAAGTATAATTCGGGTGGGCAGCCTTTTTTTAATTCTGATTTTGCTTTGCAGCAAACAGAGCTTTATAAAGCAATAGAAGACCAATTTAAAGACACACAAGGCGTAGTTATTAGCGGCGGGGTGGTAACAGGGAATAGTATTTCCCCTGCTCTTGTGTACCTCGATGGCAAAATACGAGAGCTGGCAGCAGCCACAGGGCTTACATTCCCTTGCTACATTCGTGCGGCGACACAGATAGACTACGATAGCCGTGTGCACACAGAAGACAATCAAAGCAAGTCCACAAAAAGTGAGTTTAGAGCCGAAATTGTAGGCAGTGTGCCAAGTGG